TGTCCTATTTGCCTCGACAGAATAACAACAAGGGAATTTGACGAAAAACAATGGAGCGATTTATTAAAAAAATTCCAAGAACAAGCAGAAGTTTTTCAGAAAAAAATAAAAGACATAATAAAAGCGCTTAACAATCAATAATATTGAAAAAACCGGATCTCCCCCCTTATCCCTTTAATTTCACAAAATGAATCAATCACTTTACTCTTACGGATACAACCCGAGCCGGCAGGCCGGACGCACACAAGCCATTATTCTTTTGCTTGGAGGTCTTGCCGTCGCCGCCTTCGTCATAATCTTCTCCTTTTCGGCGATAATTCTTGGCTGGGCAATCGAGGCCTTTCGTTTGATTCTGTAGGGTGGTAAAATTGTGCTGAGGCTTCGCAACACCGCAAAGCCCCTTCTCACAATATGGAATATTGCCCAATTAGATTATCGAATGCGGTGAAGCGCGGAGACATAACTCTTGCGAGCGTTGTTTCAGATAAAAAAATTCCGACAATCATTAGGTTCAATGTCGCCAAAATAATTCAAAACATAAAGTGCCAGCCGGCGCCCACCTCTTCCCACCCCGACCAGCTCAAAGAATTCACGCTGCCACAACTTGCCGCGATTCTTGGAGTGAGGGCAGATCATGCCTACTCAATATTGCTCAGTCTTTGGGCTCAAAAATTAAACATCCGAACTCTCTACACTCGCATCGCCAATCATCCCAACGAAGAGGGGGTTTTTGCGTCGAGACTACTGATAGACGAGCGCGGCCTCGACATCATCCGGCGATGGTGGAAGGCGTCTCCCGCCACGCGACAGCGTTGGTTATCCGGCATGGAGAAGGGCAAATCAACCTCTACCCTACTAGAACCGTGAAGAATAAAAGCTCCTAGCTTTTATTTAACAAAAAATTGTTAAATCTTCCTGTAGAGTGTGTTTTATTTCAAAAACACCCGACAGGGAAAATCAACTGTTCGGGATTTCCGAACTGTTCAACTTCTCGGCCTCTGCAATATGCTAACCGCCTCTCTCGCATCCCGCCAGTCAATGTCGCCGATGTACATTTCTCGCTGAAGAATTGCCCGAATAAGTGGCGCTACTTCCGCGCAGTATTGTTCTACGGATTTGATAGAGCCGCGCAGCATCATCGCATGCGCAAGAAGAACCTGCGCCCTAGCTTCGGCTTCTGCGATTGCTTGCTCAATTTTTGTTGGTTGGTTCATTTGTGCACATTTTATACCCACAAAGATTCACCGCAAAACGGGCAGTAGTCTACGTCTATCTGGGTAATGTGTGGCTTAAACCCCTTCGCCGATTCGCAAAGTTGGAGTATCCACCTTTTTCTATTCTCCGGACGAAAGACAAAAATGGCGCCGACGGGACTGTATTGGTAGGTAGAGGCGCCATCTTGGCACTCATGCGCCTCTACAGTTTCCCCGTCGCTCACGACGAGACTTTGAACGGGATTCAACATTTAAAGAAGATTAAGCCTGTCAAAAAATACCATCAAATCCCCCTTTGTTACGGGATGATCCGGACGGGTTCCCGCGGTAATAAGGCCGCCTTTCGCTATCGCCTTATTCCACGCTTCGACTTGGTGAGGGAGCAATAACTTTTTGTTCATTTGAATTATATCGACCGGCGAATCTTCCGCCTTCACAAAACCCCATCCAGCACCAAAAATATTTCCAATGTTCTCCCTCGGCCACCACAAATATCCTTCGTCACCCCAAGTCTCGCCCCAAGAGTTTTTCAAAAGATAATATTTTTCGTTATAGCCCACCAGCGGCATTGCATGGCCTCCTATTTCTTTTTCGCCAGCTTTCGGGACAGGGACAAAGCCTCCGTTCTTTTTGGCCGCCCTGTAACTCTCGTGGAGCATTACACCAATTAGCACCGTGGCGTTGGTACGGACAAGCGCACGCTCAAATCCGTGCTTGCCGACGTGGACATAAACATCCGCCTTTCTCGTCGCCGCGTCCGCCTCCATTTCGGGAGTAAAAACAAAACCCTTCCAAGAATCTTCCGCGCCGTCTTTGTAAGGCGCGAGAGTTTCGCAACAAATGCCATGTTTATTGAGAGCCTTCGCCGCAGAGCGCAAATAAGCCCCGTAGCCGCTATAGTTGTAATCAGCAATATCAATCGCCTTAGCTTTGGCAAAAATGTACTCTTCGGATAAATCAGGATGTCCGGTCAAAAATTCGGCGATTGCCGTCACCGCAAATCCCGTACAGGTTCCGCGAGAGCCTTGGTTTTTTACTTTCGTTTGCTTGTCTCGAAGGGAAAAAGATGTAGGCAATGGGGGCAAGTCCGCATCATTTTCAGCGGCAAAAACAAAATCCCGCTCGTCGGGAAGGTCGGGCAGGGCGGGGCTTCGCTGTATTGCGTCCTCGATCTCGCTAAAGGTTAAATCTTCCATAGGGTAGGATTAAGAAACAAAACAATAATATCACCCGATTAAAGCTTTGAATAGGGGATGAGGTACAGGGCGCCAGCCGCCCCGACCCCTCCGTCGCCGCCCGTTTTAGCGTTCGACGTTCCGGTTGCAGTGCCGTCCGCTCCAGCCGTGCCACCATTGAGCCAGTTCGCACCACCTCCACCACCGCCACCACCTAACCCGTTTGTGTCATAAGACCCCGCCGAGTTATTTCCGCCGGTTCCGCCAGCTCCCCCAGTTACCACAATGGTCGCCGTATTGGTTAAGATGCCGCCGTACGCAAAGAATCCGCGACCTGCGGCTCCACCGCCACCACCGCCACCACCTCCAACACTTGCTACAGATGCGTTTGTCCCATTGCTTCCAGCAACGCCGGCAAAAGTTATCGTTCCCGCTAAACTCAAATTTCCGTTCACGAAAACCGCCAGTCCGCCGCCCCCTCTGCCGCCGTTTCCGCCGTCTCCGACGCCTGCATTAGTTCCATACGCGTCATTTCCATTCCCTCCGGCTCCGACGCCGGCGCCTCCGCCTCCAGTGCTTGCCACGGCAAGCGGTGAATTAGGGCTGCCGAAAAAGAACGTACGAATATTTATGGGGATTGTCGCGCAGGCTCCACCGCCCACCCCTACAGCACTTCCCGCGCCGCCTCCGGCTCCAAAATTTCCGCCAAGGCTAGTTACAGTAGGCTGTAAAGCATCGCCCCCCGCCGTTCCGGAATTTCCGATGCGCGGAATTCCGGCATTGGTGGCATCAACCCCGCCAACACCTGCGACCGCTCCCATTCCTGCCAAGGATAAAGTTGCCCCAGCAGCAAAGACAAAGTTTTTCTGAGACCTGATGAGTAAAATGGTTCCGTTTGCGTGAGGATTGCTTATCGTCAAAGTGGCCGTTCCTGTAATGCTGACGTCTGTATAGTTCTTTTCGATGATAGGCTCTCCCCCCGCGTCAATTGTCGTAGTTCCGGCGCTAATACTGAGAGCTCCATCGCTACCATTGCCGCCCTTTGCAAAGTCAATTGCGGGCGTAATAATTTGCCAATTAGTGCCGTCAAAAATAAAAACTGAGACGCTGTCGTCGGGGATGTCTCCATCTCGAAGACCAAGTCCATCCCGACGCACAATATTGTCAGTAATGTCGATCGTTGCGTTGTGAACGCGAAGGGTAGACGCGTTGTTGTTTTTGTTTGTTGCCAGCATTTTCACGACGTGCCCCGCAGCCAAAGACGTGACCTGCTCGTCAAGCTCTACTACATAAGCATTCGCCGCACCGGTATCCGTCAAAAACTCCCCCGCGCTGGTGAGATCATCGAGCCTCTGGTCGTTGTTGTTTGAGGCGGTTACTATGTCGCCACCTGCCTTTTCCGCGCTATTCATTTTTTATTCTTTAGGGTGTCTGCGAGGAAGGCAAAAATGTGATTGCCTCCAACGATGAAATAATTTTTTTCTACATAGTCCTCAAATTCCTTTACGTCGATTTTGTCCCCGAGGTGCTCCAGAATTTGGGTGGCCTGAGGCGAATATTTAAGCTTAGGCATCGTTTATAGTTATTATAGATTGAACGTTAAGAGTCTCTAGCGCGCTCTTGCTCACCGCCTCAGTGAAACGATTAAACATTTGCCCGCTGTCGGCCGCACCGTTTCCATCAATGAAATTTCCGTACTCCTCAAAATCACCCGTAACCTCGGCCGCGGTAAAAAAGGTTTCTAAATAAGCAACATTGTTTAAATCCGTGCCGGAGCTGAGAGCCTTTCGGTAGACCTCGTTTCCGAGAGCGGTGTCTCCGACCGCTGCCGCCGAATTATCATCACCCAGAGCGGTATAATTTACAATGCCGGTATAGGTGGTGTCTCCTCCCAATCTCGCAGCCAAAACCGAGCGGCCGACCGTGGTGGTGATATTTTCGACCACTTTCTCCTCCGTCTTAAAAAACCGATGAAGAATTTTAACGAAAAAAGTATATTCTTCATGAAGTGCGTCGAGGGCGGCACGGGTAGCCAATCCGGCCTCAATCAACATACTTCTCTTAATTCTGACGTTTTCTATTTGCCTTTCCAGTTCTTTTGCTTTGTCGCTCACCGCCCTGCATTTTGTAAAAATGTGGACGCCCTTTACTCGCAGCCCTTCTTTTTGAATCAAAGTAGTCATAGTCCAATGATATTATTTTTAGCCGAAGTCGCACAAGTCGAACCGCGTGAGAAGAGGCTGGCCAACTGACGGCTCAAACTGCCAAGTGCCGGAATCAAAAACGACCACAAGATTGACATCGCTCGTCTCGACGGTTTCACCTTCAGCAGCGGTCAGAAAGCCCCCGTTTTTTGCAACGGCGTTGACGTCGGCCGTTTCCACGGTCTCATCCGAGCTTATAAAAGTTTCGACTACGTCGTCACTGTTGAATTCAAGAGAGTCTTTTGCTCGCAATAATTTTTGGTAAAATTCGATGATGCCGAAAACCGTCGTCCCGAACTCAACCGAGAAAATAAAATAGTCATTGAATTGCCCGCCAACCAGATTGCGCGAAACTTTTTGAATGACAAAATTAGTATTAATGCCCCGCAGGGTGTCTTCTACTTGCAAGACTTGGCCGGCGCGAAGCCCCCACTGGTCGGTAATAAATTTCCCCTCGATAACCGCGTCGGAGTACTCTAGCACTTTCGCCTCGGCCAGCGCGATTGCCGTGGCTTGGTCTTGGATATTTCTGTCAGTAATTGGGTCAAGGTCGCGGATTCCGTCGCCAAAACCAGCGGCGCGCAGTGCGCTTATACTTGCCCCGTTCGAATATTGTATTTGAATTGGTGTGCGCTCAAAGTACTCAAAGCGCAAAAAAACTGCGGCATTAATCGTCACCGTATTGGTTCCCGACTTCACCGATTTTTCGTTACTGTTTCCCAGATAATCGAAGGCCGTCTCGTCATCAATCCCCTCGACCCCTACGGTCTCCACGGTGGCGAATTTTGAGAAGACATCACCGGCCGCCTGAGCCGTGACGGTCTCCACGGTGAACGTGTTGGCGTTCGGCACGGTGAGCACCTCCCTCACAACATTGTTGCGGCTACGCATGACGACGTGGTCGCCCACTGCAAGGCCGTGAGCAGTCGCCACGACGCTCGTGGTGGTCGTTCCACCTTCCATCGTGTCGGTTGAGCTGTTGTCGTCGAGGGTCACTTCAAGCCCACTAAATTTAGCTTTTAAAATCCATTCTCGCGAGGCTCCATTGCCCTCTATAACTTGGGCGTAGGAATTTTCGGATAATTTCTCGCCACCCCTCACGATCACCCTGTTTCCCATTTGGCTTTGGTCGACGGAAACCTCCAGCGCGGAAAAATTGTTGGTGTCGTCTCCAATCTGAACCGGTGCATTTTCAAATTCATTGTCCACAAAATGAATGTCGCGATTGTAGTCTATATACCAAACATATCGCCAAGTTTTAGCCAGCACCTGCATTAATGCAGTAGGCTTAATTTGCGGCGAGCGAAAATCATCAAAGGGCAAAGTCCCTTGAACGTTAAACAGCGTGAAGCTTCCTTCTGCATTTATTCTGAGCCCATTGATTTTTATCGACGAGTTGGCCGTTTGGACAATTCGAATTTGGGCGTAATCCATTGCCGTCCAGTCCGGATTTCCCACAACGACCGCGGTCGCCAGCTTTGCCCGACAGTAAAACCAGTCATTTTTCGGCTCGATCGCAAAGGTCAGCTCAGCATAATCGCCCGAACCGGAGCCAATTCTTACTTTAAGCGAGGTGATGAGGGTGTAATTGGAAGGCTTCACCCAAAGCATTAACTCGCCTTTTGTTGGCGCGCCGTTTATGGCGCCCGTGAAAAAGGAAACGTCCTGACTGGTTAGGGTTCCCGCCCAAAGCGCAGTGCCTGCGGCAAACGTCCAGCCGAAAACACCAGCAGCCGAGCCCTCCAAATAATCGCTCGCATCGACCGTTGGATTGTTGCCGTCTGAGGCCTCCGCCCATTCTGCTTGGATTGCGGCATTGTCGGGATAACTCAATCTGTCGATCAGGCGATTGTAGTTCACCGTGCCATTGACAAAACTGTTTATTATGTAGCGACTGTCGACATTCGCCCATGTGTCTGCAACGAGCTTGCTATCAAAAATCTTGGTGTAGTCCACGCACTCAATGGAATATTCGAGATTGCTTAAAATCTCTACATTAAGGTCGTTTCTCTTGCTCACAACGCCGCCAAAAATAATTTCGCCGATAAGGTCATTTTCGGCGTGCGTTCCGACCGGAGCCGTGACCAGCGTCACCGTCATAGTCGCCTCGTCGTAAGAGTCAACCTCGACGGTCTCCTCGTCGCTCTCCCCGATTCCAATAGTCAGCTTTTGGCCGGCGTAAAAAAAGCCGGCATTTAACTGGTAGCTGTTTTTGAGAACCACGCTGACACCGGCCACGCTGGAAATCTTGGCAGCCGCGAATATTCGGACAATTTGATTTTCGGTTGGCTTAGTACCCTGAAAAACAACAAAGCTCGCGGTGTCTGCGCGCTGCTGGATTGCGTTGTCAATTGTAACCGGCGAATGTCTAACGTCTGCCGTTCTGTCCAC